ACCACCAAAGAATTGTATGGTAGGAGGACCACATCTCAAAGGTCCAACAAAACAATCTGATACAGCATCTCCTATAACATCAGAGAAATCCATACTATCAGTAACACCCTTAATAGTATCACCTATATTTTTAAACTGTTCTATAGCACCTTGAACTCCAGAAGCAATTCCTTTAGCTTTAGATATGATATCAGGAACATTTAAAACAGCAGCAATCTCAGGACCAACAATACCACCAGATGCACTCCATGATTTTACATCAGAACAACTTGGTGTTTGACCACAAGATAGAAAAGAAAGAGCACCAGTAGCAACTCCAGTTAAATCATCAATCACATCTGTAACTCCACCCAAAGATGATAAGAGTGATTTAAGAGGAGCAAGAATAGCCCCCACTGCTCCATCTATAACTCCACTAAGTTTTCCTAATAAAGATCCTACCATATTATTAATAGCACAAAGAGGAGCATTAATAAGTTTGTTCATAGCATTATTTAAAAATTTGCCAACCATTTTGAAAAGATTAGCTCCTATATTTCTAAAAGCACAAGAAAGATCATTGTTAGCCTTGTCCGCTTCCTTTTTTAAGTCGGGTAAAGCACCAGGAAAAACTTTACTATAAGCTTTTGCCATTGCTTCATTTATTTTCTGATTAGTATTTCTTTGAATAGTATCATTTATAATCTTAATTTCCCCTGTTATCTTCTCTTGAGCATCTGCCATTGTCCTTTGAATTTCAGACTCAATAGCATCTAAACCACCACTCAATTCATCTATTTTATTAGAACCATTAGCATATCTAGTAGAAACCCAAGTCTTCCAATTACTCTTAGACTTTTCGAGTTTTTGTTTTTTATTAAGAGCATTCTTTAATGTCTCTTTAATAACATCAGTTCTTTCTTGGTCACAATCTACATCTTTAGCTTCAACCTCGGGTTCAATTTCAGTAAAATAAAGTGCTAAGTCAGAACCATTTATAC